GTAAATTTTGCAGTCTGAATTTTTTCTAACAAGTCTGTTAGGAACTCGGTAGAATTATAGTAATTACCGTTGCGTTTGAATGTTACAAACATTCTTTCTATAGTTTCATAGAATGTTTCATCATTTACTTCATCAGCTACGTAAGAAGGCGAAGTTTCTTCATTGACTAATTCATCATAAAGATTTTCGATTTCTTCCATTTTCATATTGTTAATTTTACGTAAACGTTCAAACAACTTATTAGCAGGATAGGTATATTTTGTTCTTTTAATACCGTCCTTCCATTGGTGGATAGTTTGCTTAACTTCTTTTTCAATATCGTCAGCGATTTTTCTTCTGTCTGTAACTTCTTGTAATGTTTCTGCATAATCCATGACATAATCAAGATTGCGTTCAATTTCTCTGAAAGAATTATATTCTTTTAATTTTCCAAAGATTTTTTCTTTATCTCTTTCTGTCATAAAGTCTAAACGTTTTAAAATTTCACGTGCGTATTGTGCAAACTGCATTGAATAATCGCCGTGTCCTTGCATTTTAGAAGCTATGATTTTTAAATCTTCTTTAGCTTGTTGGAATTTTGATAACGCTTGATAACGGTCAATTTCATTTGTTCTTAATTCCCAACGGTTAATTAAATCTTCTTGAATGTAAGGATGTTTGCTTTCAACCCAATCGAAGAACGCACAAACGATATTAGACTTGTCGCCTGTTTCGTTTGAATATTCTTCAAGGATGTAATCAAGTTCAAGTTCTGCAATCTTAACGTCTTCGTTGCTAAGCTCTTGATACTGTTCTTCATAGTCGTATAGATACTTTTTATTTTGAATAACATCAAGTGCTTGAAGTGCAAGTTCTGCGTCGTATCCTTCTGATACATTAGGGTCATAGAAGAACTCGCCCCATTCTGGAAGGAATCCGTCATTTGCAGAAAATTCGTCATCAAGTTCGCTAAGTAGTTCAAATAGACGTTCAGATTGTTTCATAACGCCCATATTATTTTTCTTTGCTTTATGGTCGTTACCGAGAAGCATATAAAGTTGCTTCTTATCTTTTACAAACTCTTTACCGCTTTTTGAATGTGAAATTGCATACCAAAGAATGTCATAGGCTGTATCTCTATAACGTCTTTGTCTTTCTGTTAATTGGTTTGTTGGTACGTTTTGTTTTTCAACGTTATCTTCTTGATATTTTAATAAAGCATTATTTTTTGCTCTTTTAACAATATCTTCGCTAATTTCTTTTTGTGCCTTTAAGGTCATATTACCAAGAAGTTCGTCAAATAAATCAACTGCTTCTTTAGATAATTCAACTTCGCCTGTTAATTGAAGGTTTGTATATAAATCGTTCAACCATTTTTTGAAGTTTTCAAAAACCTTTTTTAATCCATAGTTCGGAGCTTTACCACTTCTTACGTATGCTACAAAATAGTTTGCAAATTTTTCGTGTTGTGCAGTTGTATATTCTTTACCGTTATAACGTAAGAATTTATTAACCTTAATCAACATATCTTTTGCTTTGTCGTTTGTACGTGCAAGGTTGTTTAAGGTTGTTAAGTAAACGTGTGCGAACTCGTGCAGAATTGTCGCCTTGTTAGCTTTACCTTTTAAAAGCACAACAAGGTTATCTTTTGCAGTTCCGTCAAAATTAGTACGTTCATGAGTGAACGCACGTTTATTATCAAGGTCTTCTTCTGCAGGTTCATTAAATAAATCTTCGTCAGATTGATAGTGAACTTTTGTGTTTACCTCATGTGATAATCGAAGATTTCTATCTTTTCCTTTTCTTCTTGTGATAAATGCTCGGATTGCTTTAATATGTCGATTGTTTCCTGCATTCTGCGGTAGCGTTTCAGATTCCAATAGCACACCCAGATACTTTTCAAGTATCTCACTATCAGCGTTTCCGATATACGATTGTAAAGCCAATGCAACATTATCTGCGTCAATCTCCAAGTATGCGTTTTCATACCTACTATATAATATGCTTGCTTCTTTTTCAAGTTCTGCATTATTTTTAATTTCTTCTGCAGAATGTTTATTTCTGAATTCATCAATTAGATGTTCTTCTTTTTCAGATTTTCTGCAGGCTTTAATATATGTATCTAAAACTTTTCTTTCTTCTGCAGATAACTTTTTGTTATTTTTATTTTTCTTTGCATAGTTCAAAAGTTGGTTTTGTTTAGCGTGAACCAACTCATGAAGAAATACCCTAATAAATGTCTGGTCTGCGTTAGGATATTTTTTTATTTGTTCCATATTTAAAAATATGGTGTTGTTTAAAAATAGATGTGAACCGAGAAGTTTATTACCTTTACTCATCCATTTCGGCATAGCTTTAACACGTGTATTTTTCAACACGTCTTGAAAATATGCTGTTAATGGTTTTAAAATTGGTTTTCTGTCGAAAATCTGTTGAGCTGTTACACTTCCTTTCTTTGCAAAAATATCTTGAACCATTCTGAAAGCTGTTGATAAATCGCTTTCAAAATATATGTTTGGATTTTTTTTGTCAAACGTTCCTTTGTTGTTTACTGATTTAATTTGCTCTGGATTAAAAGCAATCCAGATATGACCGTCTTGAATTCCGTCATAGCCAAGTGATTTATAAAATTCTATAACGTCAAGTCCTTTTTCTCTTAGACCTTGCATTAAATCCCTTAAGCCGTATAAAGTATCTAATTTGCTTTCAATATAACCAGTCCATTTATCAGAACCTTTCATGTAATCTTTATAATTATCTCCATAGAAAACTTTATAAACTGGTTCAATAAATTTTTCTGGTTTGTATGTATTTTCATTTAAAGGTTTTTTTATGTTTAAATATACTGGCATTTGTTTTTTGCCAAAATCTTTTGCATAATCTTTATATTGCGTGAAATTAAAACCACCGCCGTAAACAGGACGACCGTTTGCTTGCCCTTCAAATTCTCTTGAAAAAGTATCAAAATTATTATTAGTATTATGATAAACAACTAATGGTTCGCCTTTTTCGTCAATAACTTTACTATCGCTAAACCACTCTTTAAAATTTTCTGTTTTAGTTATGTCTTCTTTTTCTTGAAACTTAACTTGTGGTTCTTTTAATTTTCTAAGATGTTCTTTTGCTTCTTCTTCGGTCATTGACTGAATATTCAGACCGAACGCTTCGTCTGCTTCTTCAATAGTCATACCGAAATTGTTCGCAGAAGTTGCTATAACTTGCGAAATTAGTTCTGCGTTTTGCAACGCTTCTGTATCTTCAACGCCTGCGTTTAAGTTCTGTGTATAATATTTGTTTTTGATTTCAGAAACTTTTTCTGCACGTTCGTTAATTTTTTCTTGGTTTATTGTTCCATGTTTAAGAAATTCTGCTTTATCATCACGTGTTGCAAATTGCATAACGTTTTCAATTTCTTCTTCTGAAACTCCCTGTTGCTGTAATGCTTCTTTTACTTTTGCGTCAAGTAAGCTGTCTTGCCCTGCAACTCTAAATATTCCAGAATCAACAAGGAAACCGTCTTTTGTATATTTTTCAGAAACCTTTTGTAATCCTTTATTCATTACGTTAGCACCTGCACCAATTACGCCAAACGAAAGTGCTTCTTGTGCTACTTCTGCAGGTGTTGGAAATGCTGAATCTAAGAATTGTTCAAAAGAATAACCTTCTTGTTCGTCAAGGTTGAAACTGAATTTTAATAAATCCGCAACACGTTCTTCGCCGATTTCTTCAAGAATACCGTTAAAACCTAATTGGTCAACCGCTTTTGCGAATGGTAAATTTGTAACTTCTTCTGCAAGTTTTACAAAATTTTCTGGTAGTTTAGTTTTTGCTAATTGTTTTAATGCTTTTAGTCCAACAACTCTTTCTAATCCATTCAAAAATGGACGAACCAGAATGTCGCCACTTGCTTCGGAAGCTACTTCGATGTTTGTAAGTGCTAATGCTTTCATAAAAGCTGTTGCAGGATTTATTTCAGCTTCTTTAAGGATAACTTGACCTTCTTCTGAAATGGCAAGACTATCTGATAACATAACATCGCCCATTCTTGCGTAAACTTGTTGTGGTAATCTGCTTGCGGTAAAAGCGTATGTGCGTGGGTTGAGTGTTGCGTTTAATGCAACTTTTCCTGCACCTTTAACAATATCGCCTGCAATCTCTGTTCCAGATTTTTCTGCAAGAGTTTTAGCAACGTTATTTTGAATTCCTTTTAACGTTGCTTTTGCACCACCTTTTGCGGTAGCACTACCAAGTGAACCAATACCGCCAGAAGTTAGTAAACCAATTCCAAATTCAGCTACGAATGGTAAAGTTTCTAATCCGATATTTACAGCACCACCGCCGAAGGTGTAACCCCTTGCTTGAATTTCTGCCATATCAAGAAGGAAGTCGTCAAACTGTTGTCTTTCTTCTGCTGAAATTCTTTGACCGTTGCGTAGTTTATCAGAAATGCTTTTTATTTTAAAAGTCTGGTTGCCTTGTGAAATTGTTCCTGCGTATGGAAGTAATTCGTGTTTGTTTTTCTTGTTCCAAACTTCTATTGCAGACATTCCACCTTTAGACTGCCATTCGTCTATTTTATCTTTTGATATTAAATTTTGCAGATAAAGGCTTTCTTCCTGCTTTGTTTTTTCTGCGTACTCAATTCTTTCGTTGTATATAGATTTGAATTCGTCAGCATAATCTCTACTTATTGGACTTTGCTCATTGAATTCTTCAAAATTTTCCGTTTGTTTTTCTTGAAATAGTGCCATTGTTTTATGCCCTTATTTTTTGTTTTTCTTTAGTGCGTCCGCATAGCGTAAATCTCTGTATGCTCTCATATACCATGGGTTTAAATAACCACCTTGTCGCCATTGATTATTATTCATTGGTTGAACATATCCGTTTTCAACTGCGAAATTATGGAAGTCGTTAATTGTATAACCCATTTCTTTAAGTTTGTTTTCGAGTTCTTGATAGCTTTTAGGGTCTGGAGCGTGTAAAGTAACACGTTGTTCTTGTGGAAATAACGTACCGTTTGCTTTAATTCTGTTTGCTTTTGCTTGCCTAACAATTTCTTCATACATTTTTGAATTTGCAAAATCTTTTAGATCCAGATTTGAATTTCCATTTACATCTTCAAACTTTCTTTTGTAAACTGCTTCTGCTACGTTTTTATTTATTTCAAGTGCTTTATCCTGTCTAAACATAACAAAAGGTTCTGAATATATTTCTGGAAATTCTTTTGCAAAAAAATATTCTGGTTTGTCAGTCCAACGTTCAGCACGTTTTAGTGCGTTTTCAGAAGCTGTTCTGTAAATTTCCCTTTGTTGTGCAGGCGATAAAGATTCTATGTCATAAACGTTTTTTAATGCACCTTTAGAGTCTTGAACCACTTTATGAAGTTCATCAAGATAATAGTTTTGTGCAAATAGTTTTTGTTTATTGATTTCTCTAATCTGATTTTTATCTTTTAAACCTTCTGTTGAAAATTGTTTTTTAATTTGTTCGTAACCTAATTTTGAACCCATAAAACGACCTTCGTCTAATTGTTCAAGATTTGCTTCAAGATAATCTGTAACTGGTTGAATATATGAATTCATTAAACGTTTACGTTCATCTTTTGTTATCGCACCTGCATTACAAGCTGTATCAATTCTTGCTTGCATTCCTGCTACTGTACGCATGTAGTTCATAACAGAATTGCTTGCTTCTTGTTGAGATTTATTTTTTTTCACGTTTTTTACATTCTGAACTGCGTCTTCACTTGCTGAAAATTGCAATAGGTCATGAAGGTCGTTTTCAAGAACTTGTGCTGTGTATGCTTTTTGTTCTGGTGTAAGTTTTAAAGAAGATATACCTTTTGAACTTGCGTCTTCTTTCTTTACAATTTTCCCTGTGCTTGGCTCATAAATATATTCTTGCTTACGTCCGATACCGTACATATCAAGAATTAAATCTTTAGAACCTTCTGGAAGGTTTTTATTACCTTCGATAAATCTCATAACTTTATTTAAGTCTGCTTTTCCGTTGATAATATCGTCTGCTTCTTGGCTATTCATTGAACGTAAAACAGTTCCGAGTTCCGCAACTGCTGTTCTTTTTTGCTGATTAGATAAAGATGTTGCAACATAATTGTCTAATTTTTCAAGAGTTTCTGCTCTACCAATATCATTTCTTACACCTTCATCTTGAAGTAAACGTTGTGCTTCAAGAGGATTGTTTAAAGCCATAGCTGAAATGTATGTTGTCATAACATCATGGTCAGCGTCTTTAAGAAAATTATCCACAACAACTGAACCTAATCTTGCAGTTGCAGAAGTTCTTAAGCCTTCTATTCCGTTAGCATAGATTAGACGCATTTCATCGACGCTTGAACCATTTAAACCTAACATTGAAATTTGATTGGTCAATGCTTCATAACCATTTTTTAGATTTGTTTCAATATTTATATTTTGTTGTTTTTCAACCCATTCAGCATTATGTGTTTTGTAGCGATTGTAAACATTATTTTTTATAGTATGCCACTGTCCTTGACATAGTGGATTGATTTCATAACTATTAGCAAGCTCTTCAAACGCTTCTTGAAGTTCAACTTCACGTTCTGGGTTTGTAGGGTCAGCTTGATATTTTGTATTTATCTCATTATTTTTTGCTAAAAACTTTGTCGATAAATCTATTTGATTATTAGCAAGAGTTGACTCATTAGCTTTTTGAGTGATTGACATCCCTGTATTCAATGCTTCATTTGCCAATAAAGCCATATCGCCAATATTGGTTCTGCTTGCTTCTTGTTGATAATATTTTCTTTGGTCGCCACGTTCTATATTTGCCATGTTACTATCCTCTATTTACCGCTTGCTTGAAAAAACGAGTTTGCTCCAGATTGAGCACCACCCAGAAGACCTGTAAAGAACGCAGTCTTTCCAGACCTCATTAAGTTTTTAACTTTTGTATTTGAGTCTTTTTCTATAGCGTTAATATCCTGTTGCATTACATCGTATGTTTCGTTAATAATGTCTAACGGTGAACCGCTATCAAAATAAATTCCAGATTTCAAGAACGAACTTTTTTGTTGCGACATCAATTTTTTAGCCTGTCTTGCACGTTCGTTTATCTGGTCTTTTTCTTGCTGTCTAATAAGTTCAGCTTCTTCTTTAGCGTTTTTCATATCTGAATAACCCTTTATTGCACCAGAAGCCATTCCTGCAACCGCCATTATTATCGGTATTAAAAGAGGTACTGCCATTTTATAATCCTTTCTTATACTCTTGGTACTTGCTTGTAATGTGGAATAATTGAAGCAATATGGAACGGAAGCGGTTTATCTTGAACTATGTAATAATGCTTTGTTCTGTCAAAATTGCTTGAAATGTTAATTTCTTGAAGTGTATCCATTGGTACAGGTGGAACATCAAATAAGCCTTCTGGGTTAAAGTCTTGAACGTTTTCTAAATCATAAAGACTGTCGCCAACTTTACCACCTGCGGAAAAACTTAAAATCAATCCGATTTTATAAATGCTTTTCATACTTGTATAAGTTTCGCCACCTTGTAAAACCATTCCTAAGTTTGGACTCTTAAGAATTCCTTTATATTTCAATCCAATAACTGCACTGCCGACTTTGTTCACGTTTGCAGAAGAAATATCAACTGTTCCGTTAATAACTTTAAATTCTCCGATATAACCACCGTTTCCAACAACTGAAACTGTTTCGCCTTCAAGGTGTTCTAATCCTTTAAATACTGTTGCTGATAAATACCATTGAGAAGCGTAATTGCTTGACGGTTGAAGTAATGTGTGAACCCTAACCTGTTTTGCGTTAATAACTTCTTTGATGTCAAATATTCCGAATTCCCTGCCTGTAATGGATTTGTACCATATACGGCGGTCAATGTCGTCATTTGCAAATATGTCTTCATCTGCGGTTATGGTTTGTGTGTCTGGATTGTAAGTAATATTTATGTTTTGTAATCCAGAATAACGCATTGAACAATCTAAGTAATTACAGTTCTTAAGTTCTTCTGCAACTTGTCTGTAGAATGCGTATTTGTCATTTCTCTTTATATCTTCAATTTCAGCTTTAGAAATTCCTTCTGGAACTTCTGAAATAAAATCTTCAAGTCTTGGAAACTCAACAATCTTTGTAAGTCTTTCAAGGTAATATCTTTCAATACCGTTTACAACTCTTTTAATGTTTGCAAATAAATCGTATTCTCCGTCTGGACGAGTTATAGAACAGATATCAATAAATTCTCCTTTTGTGTTGAATTCAGACCACGAATTAACTGCTTCATCATTTGAAAAACAGATTGAAAGTAATTTATCCCTACATTTAGCAAATATCAAGCCGAAGCGGTCAAACTTGTATGCAAGTTTTTCTATACCACCTTTTGATATTTCATAGTTACCTTTTGAAAGGTTAGTAGGTTTGAATTGTTCAAGAAGAACATCGTATTCAAATTGATACATTTGTCTTTTGTCTGCAGAAATAAAGAAAGTATAGCCGTCAACAATAATTGGTTTAACACTTGATACAGGAATGCGACAAGATAATTTTGCAGAAATGTCTGTTGGTGTAATTGCAGTTGATACACTTCCACCGTTTACAGTTAGAATTCCTTCTGCTGTTCCAATCAATAAAGAATTTGGTCCTGATACAATCCATAACGCTTTTGAATTAGCTTCTGCAAGGTCGAATTGATAACCGTCGTTTTTGTTTTCGCCTGTTGTAATGTCGTTGTAATTTCCCCCTTTAGATCCATAAAGATATGTTGGATATTTAGAAGAAGAACATCTTTGAAGTCTGTTTTCATAAAACGCACATGATAGAGGGAAACCGTGATTTGTTGTAGCACTGTCGTTTGCTAAACTTGCAGTTCCAGAATTTGTGAACGCTGTTTTTTCTAATGTGAATTTATTACTTGCAGTTCTTTTTAACTGATATTCTGGATAATTACCGCCTGTGTGTGTGATATACATCACGTCGCAGTTTTGAGTCATACAAAGATTGAATACTTCTGTTCCCCACGGATGAACAAGAGTCAATTCTGTTCCGTCGTCATTAAGAACACGAACTAATTCGCCTTGTGTGTTATATGACCAGAATTCAATATATTGAACTCTGAATATTAGCAAATATGATTGGTCTTGATTAAACTTGAATTCATAAAGTGCAGAATATCCGATTTCATCAAGGAATTCAAAACCGCTTCTATAGAAACAATCGCCTTTGATAGTATGAAAGAAGTTACGTGATATTTCATGACCGTATTGATATAAAGGAAGGTCAACACGTCCTTTGACATCTCTATCAATTTGACCAGATGAAGAATTGTTTTTTGGTAATGCTGTTCTCATTGTTATCTAATCCTGTAATTATAGTGTTCTATACCTGCGTTAAGTTTTGCTTCTCTGAAACGTGAACTTTTGATTACTGTAATTCTGTTATCACGACCGTATTTAGTTGACGCTTCAATATATTTTTCTTCTGCAAGTTTTTTAAGATAATTTGCGTGTTCTGTGTCGTGTGTTAATGGTTCGCAGATTACAGAAGCTAAAGTTAAAGCTAAAAGGTTTATAAATTCTGCGTCATACATTGTTACGTCTTCAACGTCAGCTATGTATTTAATTTCTGTCTGGTTAAGGTTGCAATCGTGGTAAAGATATTTTCCTTCGACTTGATAAAGGTTATTGTCGAGAGGGTCGCCCAGACATTGAACTTGAAGACAATCTTTAGGTAAAGCGTAGGCTTTTTTATATCCATAAACAGGAGTGAAGTCTGTTACTTCTGGAAGAACTGCACGTTTAATTGAGAATGTCGCATTCAAATTTGTTAATAATGATTTTCTGGTTAAGTCATACCAGAGTGAACATTTTTCAGCAGACTTGGTGTTTTCATCCATTGAAACAATATTTTTTTCTTTGCACCTATCTAATGCTAAATTGCATATATGAACTTTTTCTGTTATTGCCATTTTTCTTTACCTTCCACTTAAAAATTGTTTTAAAAAAAGTAGGTCTGCAGGTGCAAACCTACTTTTGAAATAGCATGTGTTACTACATTGTTGATAATGCTTTAATAACTCTTGCACCTTGACGACGTACGCCTTTGAACCATACATCAATAGTTACTTCCCAAGAATTAACTTTTGTTGCAGATTTAACGCAGTCAAGTCTTCCTAATTCAATAGCGAATGCGATAGCATTTGGAGCTAAGAATAAGTTAGTTCTTACACCGTCGTTTTCAGCAAGAATTGGGTGTTCGATTTCTGATACACCGTTTTGAGTTCCTGCGAACTTAACAACGTGGAAACCAGAAGCGTTTTCAATTTTGCCTTTTCCAACTGTATTTGCGTTTGAATATAAAGCGTTCATGTATTTATCGTCATCACGAAGCTGTTGTTCTTCAACGCCAGAAATTGCAAGTGTAACACCTTCTGCTTCAATATAGTTGTTATTGAATGCAGTAATCGCAGGGGAAATAACAGTTTCATAGTTGAATGCTGTTTTACCGTCGATAGTGATTACACCGTCATCTTCTGCAGTTGTTAAAACACCTGCTTCTGTTGATTTACCGATATAAACAGGAGCGATTGCAGAGTCAATGATACATTTGTCAGTTACTCTTTTGAACGCTTCTTTTAAGTTCAAGAATAAATCAGAAGTTGGGTCTTTGATTAAGTTTACACATTTGTCGTAATCATCAAACAAATATGTTCTTGTGAAACGTCTTTGAATTGATTTACGGTTTTTAGCAGACATTTCAGTATAAACTTTGTCTGGGTTAGAACCTCTATCAGTTACTTCTTCTAATTCAACTGCGTCGATAGTTGCAAGGTTAGAAATACCTTTAATATCCATGTGTTGAACTGCAGGTGTTTTTAAGAGTTTGCTCTCTGTTTGTTGAGCTACACGAATGTAGTTCTTTTCAAATTGTTGTAGGTCTGCTTGTGCGAAACCTTCACCCATTGCGTAAGCCATAGTTTTTTCTCCTTCTTTTCTTACATTTGTACTACTTACTTTTTATCAAACTATTCTGTTTGTGTTTTAGTTTTGTAAATCTTCAAGACTTGGAAAACTTCCGTCTTGTCCTTTATTTCCTTCTCCTGCAGGTGGTACTGTTTGATTACCTGTTGCAGTAAGAACTGCGTTTGCTACTGCTTGACCTGCTTTCTGAAAGAATGAAAGACCAACTTTTTCTTTTTTCTTTTCTTCTTTATCTGCAAAATATCCTTCTGGAATTTCTGCTAATAATTTTTCGTTTCCGAAATCTAACTTAAATGTTCCGTCTGGTAGTTGCTTATAGAATGCTAATTGTGCTTTTTCTAATGCAGTCTTCATTGGAACTTTAAGAACTTTTTTCAAATATGCTTCTGCAGTTTTTTCTCTTAAAGCCATAATTGACATTTTTCCTGCAACTGGTACTTCGTATAAATCTAATAGACAAGCTAAATCTTGAATTTCCCATTCATCTAAAGAAAGAATATCTTTACCAATAAGATTTGTTTTCTTATCTATTTTTTCTACGTTTGTAATTAGATAGTTTCTAATTCTTGAACATGGAATATTCTTTTTGTTTTTATCTTTAGAAATTAGATATGGTATAAATCTTCTTAGAACGTGTGTATCAATACCGTCTGGTTTTTCTTTTGAGATTTCAAAAACATAATTAAAGTTTTCAAATTTCTTTTGTCCTGAACCTATGTCAGACTCATAAATTCCTTCAACTGTTACTTTTAACATTTTTACCTTCCTTTTTTACTTATGATTTTTCTACTTTATTTGTGATTGTTTAACCGAATAGTGCATTCAATTTTCTTTGAAGTGCGTCTTTTTCTTCTGTTGTGTGTGGTCTGGTTTTTAATGCTTCCATTTCGTCACAAAGTCTGTCGTACTCTTTGTCTTTGTCGGCTTGTGTCATTATGTGATTGTTTTTATTTCCTTGACCGCCAGAACCCTCTTTGTATCCGTATCTATCAACAAGACCTTTAGCGACTTTGTAGAACATTTCAATCGTGTAATTAGGAGCTGTTTCTTGAAGAAACTTCTGGTCTTCTTTTGGTAAGAATTCTTTCAATAGTCCTTGAACTGTTTGCTTTTGAGTTGGATTTGATTTAAACATATCGTCGATGTTTTTGTTTAAGTCTTCGATATTTGTTAATGCTCTGAATTGTTCAAGCTCAAAGTTTGTGTATTTTGTTAGAATTCCGTGTGCTTGGTCTTTTGTTAAACCTAATTCTTTAAACTCATTACCGAAGTGGTCAAGAACTTCTGGTGGATATTCATAATAAGGATTTCCGTCTTCGTCCTTGAATTCGATTGTGTTTAGTTCGTATTCTTCAACTGTTTCTGGAATTACAGGAGTGTTTGCGTATTTTTCGTCTAATGCTTTGAAGATAGCGTTCTGCAATTCATCGCCTGTTTTACCTTCAAAATTCTTTGCCCAATCTTTTTCTTTATACTCTTGGGGAATATTGAAAACGTTAGCAATATTATCGTTACCACTATTATCGGTATCGGTATTATCAAGATTAACGTTATCATCTGCAGGATTGTTTTCAGTATCTGTTGGATTAGCGTCAATGTTTTCCGTATCCTGCAAGTCCATTTGACCGCCTTCATTTTGTAAGTTTTCATCCATTTTCGTTTTTCCTTTCGCTATTTTGTAAGTACGTCTTCGTCGTAAATTTCGATTTGTGCAAGAACTTCTTTTGGTAAAAGAGTTCTAAGAATTAGCCAGACATCTCTGCGACCTTTCTTGTAAACAATAGAGTCGTGATTTATATTCATGTCTTCTTCTGCCCAACAACAAATTCGTTTTAGAAATCTCAAAAAATATTTTCCGTTTACGTCTTTGAAGATTTCAGAACAACAAAGTTTTAGGTTTTCTAATTCTCGTTTCTGTCTTTCGTCTGCTTCCTGTTGTTTTTCAAGAAGTCTGTCAATGTCCGTTTTTCTACTTTTCATTAGCTATTGCTTCGTCCTTTCCTGCAGAAGCTAAGTTTTTCGCAACTTGCGAACCCTGTAACATCTGCATTTGTTTCGCCTGTTCAACTTGTGCTTCTTCTATTTGTTTTATAATTTCGTTGTATTTGTATTTTGATTTAACAATTCCTTCGTTTACTAAGTTTGAAGCTGATTTTAATAATGTTAAAAGGTCATAATCGTTAATAGCTTCGATTAGTGAAGGTTTGATTTGAAGTGCAATTTGCAAGTATTGTAAGAACCTTCCGATTGCTTCGTATAATTCAGCATTACAAAGTTTTTCAAGTTCTCCGTTGAATTTTAATTTGTACCAGATTTTACCGTTCTTCATAGCTTCTGCAATTTCTTCTGGTACGAAATCGCCAGACTGCTGTACTTGTTGTTTGTATTGAATTTCTTCTGGAGTGTCTTCTGGTAAATCTTCTAAGATTTGACCGTATAAACCGCAGTCTTGAATAATTGATATTGCTCTATGACAAGTTGGTTCAATGCATTCAATCTTTTGTTGTGTTAAAGTTCCGTTGATTGACTTACCACGTATAGACATTCTAAAAGAACTTTCTGTTGCAGTCATTGCGGTTTGATTGTTGAAATCTAATAACTGGTCAATCTTGAATATATTTACGATGTCTTTTTTTAGTTCTGGAATTAAGAAATTAACGATTGCTGAAATATCGCCAATTTGAGAGATAGGGAATATAGGAGTTTGACCGTTTGCACCTGCTTTTGGGTTAAGAAGGTTTACTGCTCCAGAACCTCTGTCAATTACGTTTCCGTTTACTAATGCTCCAGACAATGCACCAAGTGGCGGTTCATTTTGCATTTCGATATTATCAACTGTTCTACCAGAAATATGGTTTAACATTTTGATAGAAGAAATTGCTAACGAACCAGAACTTTCTCCGTAAACTTGACCGTTTACACG